CTGGCACCAAGTGCTAATGCTTGGTTTAGTAAATTAATATCTCCTGTTTGTCTTGCTGATGCTGCTGCTGTTAATAGTTGTGGTAAACCATATCTTAGTAAAGCACTACTAGCAAAACCCATACCAGGAATAGCCATAGCTAAAAAAGGTAAAGCTGGTGCTATTTCTTTTGGTGTTATTTTTCTAAGACCTTTTACTAATTTTTTCTTAATCGATCCCATTACAGCATATGCTCCTTAGTTGTAATTGACATGTGACTTCTTATTAATCCATTAGGTGCTAGTCTTAACCACTGCACCTTTTTACCTGTCCCTAATAAGTGTGTAAAAAACGTTTTGTAAAAAGTCATAGCTTCGTTATGTTTCCTTTTAAAAATTGTATCAATGACCCAAGTTCTATCTCCGCTTTTCCAATCATTAAAACCTATTGTCCTATCATCCAAAAATTTTTGTTCGGCTTTCTCACTTAAGAAAGCCCAGTTTCGGAAACCATAAATACCTTCTTCGTCAGAATGCAGTTTATATTGTCCCAAAACAATAGACGGGTAAATGTGATAATAGATGTCTTTTATACTCTCTCTGAACCATAGCGGATAGTGATCTTTGTATAGTCCTATGATGTCTAATAGATCATCCATAAATTACCGCAAGATGGTCAGTCTTGTTATTCTCCGGTACCAGAACCTAATGGTATCTGAATTACCTTAACCTGTATATCAGTGGCCTTGTGAACCTCCCAAGGCTCATTACAACTAGTACAAGTACCAGTTGCCTGTTCATGTGAATCTACCTCATTATCACAATTTTTACAATATATTCTCTCATAAACTTCAGGTTGTATAACGGGTACTTCTTTACCCTCCACAATTTCTGTCCCAATAACTTTAGAATCTTGTACTTTTTTCACGATATTTCCAATACTGATAATATTACATGTAAAGCATTAGCGCCACTAGCTGTTGCTTTTATCACATCACTATCCTCAACAACCATGGGTTGATCTAATATTTCTACTGAAGCATTTGATGATATGGAAAGAGCATTAACTATTTTAATATCTCCACCCACACTAGCGTCTGTATTTACCAGTGTTAAAGTCACAGCACCTCCAGAATCATTACACACACGAATAGATTTAATTATTGCTTGAACAGGTTTTTGTGGTGGAGTTGTAGAAACATCAGCTGTAGGCACAGTGTAAACCGTTGTTTGTCCTGTAGTTGTTAAATCAACACTTCTGTTCTTATATACGTCACTCATCCTAGGTACCAGCTCCTTGCTGTTAATTCTTCACGTAAGTCCTGTTGATACGTAAAGTTTAATTGGTTAATTATGTTCTCTAGCTCACGAATAAGTATGTCTTGTTGTTGTCTATCAAACTTATCTTGCGGTAAAGGTAATCTTGTAACATTGATTCTGGCCATTATCGAGCCCCATCTGGTTTAATGTCCAAACGCAAAGTTCCAAAACGCCAACTAGCATCTAGTGCACTACTAGATACCTTTACGTTTGCTTGTCTACCCCTGCCTCTTACAGAAAAGAATTTTGTTGTTGGTGTAGTTGTTGATGTAAACGTTCTTGTATTTGTACTTGCTGGGTAATTAGCAAATTCAACTCTAACATCAGTGTTGCCGACTTGATCTTTAAAATCAGGTATGACACGAGAGCATAAAAACACTTGATCTCCTTCTTCTATATCAAAGTCACCGCTTGTTATTTGACAATCCATAGCGGCACCGTCATCATTAACGCCATCCTCATGTTGATACAACACAGAAGAACCTGCTGTTACGCCCAAAATAGTTTCATTGTTAGGAAGGGCAGTGCTTGTGTATTCAGTTGCATAAGGTAAAGAGTAAACTCCTCTGTCTACCCAAGATGTTCTAACAAAGCCATCGTTTGTATACCAAACATTTTCAAGATAATTGTAGGTAACGCTTCTATCTAAAAAATCAGAACCAGAGCTCGGATAAAACCAAGTTACTTCGTTAAAATCAACATTAACCCCAACCGTTATTTGACCATAAGCAGTTGAGTTAATATCATCAAAAACAAAATCTTGAACTGTACATGGCAATTTTTTAATTGCACCGTCAAAAATATAAAACGCTGTTTGTGACATCCAAAAAGTTACACCATTAACATCTATAACTGCACTTGCAGAAACTGCACCACAGTTCGCACCGATTTGGTTTAGACCAAATATAAATGGTGGTCCGATGTTGTTTAAAGCGTGTAGCGCTGTATCTGTCCAAACAAGAATAGATCCCCTAGATCTTTGAGCTGCTACAATTTTAGAACCATCTTGTATTCTAAAAGATCCGGCTGTGTTTGTCGATGCAGGTGCCCATGTGTTAAAATCTTCTTGAGAAGAAAAACGTAAAAACAAATCATCTTGCGTTCCTGATGATCCTATTGTTGTTTCTGTACCCATCAAAAATACATGTCTGTCCGGAGAAGATACTAATAAAAATCTATTTGTTCCAGGTGCTGCTGATACTTTCACAGCTCTGGTTCCCGTTCCACCAGACAAGTCCCAACGATACAATGCATCATCATTTCTAATTGCTAGTAAGTCTTCGCCAAAGGTATCAAATACCCAGTAACTTGCTTCTAGTTGAATAGAACTTGTTGTTCTTGGTGTATTCCAAGTACCATCGCTCCACGCTCCAGTGCCCCATCCAAAACCAAAAGAAGCTTTATTTGTTCCAGTTGTTATTTGATATTTGGCGTTCCCCGATCCACCACCACCTGATGTTGAACCGCTGGCTGCGCTGGTATGTGTTATCTTATAACTATTGCCGTCAATAACTTCTGTAACTTCAAACTCATTGTTCATGTCTAATCCGTCTATTGCAGAAAAAGAATCGAAAGTTACAAAGTCACCTTGTGCTGCTCCATGAGAAGAATGTGTGACAGTAACCGTTGTTGTTCCATTTGTAGTAAAAGGATTTGTTAAAGCTGCTTCAAGTCTAATAGGTGTTATATCGTAGAAACGACCTTCAACATATATGTATAGTTTTCTATCTGTTCCTAAAGCTAAATGTCTAACACCTGTCAAAGAAACCCAAGCAGTGGTTGCTCTAACAACACCACAAAGTCTTGTTTCAGGTGTAACGACTTTACTCCATCCACCAATTTTTTCTGGAAGGCCTGTACGAAAACGAACGTTTTTAGAATCAATCCATCTACCTTTGGCACCATACGTGGTTGTTTGTTTATCTATCCCTGCTTCAAACTGTGCTTTAATTAATGCCATATAATTACCTACTGATTAATACTTATAGTTATATTATCACCTAAATCAAACAATTGATATAGTCTAGATCCCGAAGGAATTCCGCTTACAATATACTCGGTTACACTATAAAAACTGCTTCTATTTGCAGAAAAAGAAGTATTAGCTACGCCTGTTGCTGTGTTGTAATTTGAGTATGAGCCCATAGTGTAAGTTACGCTATTGGTTCCGTTTGACAAAGTAACTGAAGTAAATAAGTCCGTAACCTCCCAACTTTCATCATCAAATACCAATGTTAATTTATCATCATTTGATCCACCTTCTTGCCAATAGCAGGCAAGTAATCTTGTATATCTTTGAACTCTAGGCTGTCCTCCTGCTTTATGAGACGCAGAAGCATAGCTTGTCATTCCTATTAAAGGACACTGATATAGTTCTAAAGTAAGAGCGTCACTTTGAAAGCCAAGACCAGAAGCTACGTTAGGAGTAAATAAGGGATAAGCTAAGTTACCCGCTGTTGATGATTTAAAGAAAACGTTGTTACCAACTGACTCAGCATTTCCGTCTGTTCTTTCAAAATACCTATATCCACCAGTACCGTTTTGACCACCAAAAGCAATTTTACCTCCTGATGTGCTTCCACTACCAGCACCTTGAAAAGTTCTACCTGTAAAAACTGAATTACCAATTCCACCATCAGAAGGTTCTATTAATCTAAAATAATTGTAAGGACTAAAAAAGTGTGAAGCTCCTGCTGTGTCATGTGATTTAAAATGAATAGCATAAATGTATCCAGAGAAAGTAGGAGGATTTGTAGTTGGTATACTGGTTGCAAATCCTAACACACGATAGTTTGTTAAAGTGCCACGAGCTTGTTCACCTGTGGTAGAATTAACTTCATAAAAATAAGTGGTATCAAAATCTGTTGATGTGGCCGACATACTTCCAAAGTTAGCATTAGGTCTTTGAGAATTACTACTATCTGAACTTTGATTGGTTGGCATACCTCCTCTCCAGTTAGCAGTGTTTGACCCACTGGTTCCAGGAGTTCCTGAAGTTGTATAATTGTTTCCCGGACCTACTGTAGCAGTATGCACTTTATACGAAGATGTTCCATCTACATCAGACTCTACATTGTCTATTTTACCGTAAGGTTTACCTATTGTAAGACCTGCATCGAATTCAGCAAAACCGTGTTGAATAAGACCACTACCAAAAGCGCTGGTATAAACAGAAGTATTTCTTAAAGTCATTTGATATGTAAATTCAGGAAAAATTTTTCTCCAAACACCACCGTCTTTTACATAAGCTTCATTAATTTTTCTCCAAGTGCCACTATCTTTAATATGCACTTCTTGGACAGAACGCCAATTACCTGAGTCTTTAATATTTATACCCATGATTTATGTAGAATATTTAAACCAGAAGTCTCCATCGTTTCCACCCGAAGGATCATTTGTTGAAAGAGTATACCAACCACCAAGAGCTCCGGTAATTGTCACACCTGTACTAGCCGTAGCGAGCTTAACAGCATTTGAGTGGTATAGTTGAGCAGAGCCACCTGGCGTAAAAGCAGCAATAGTTTCACTGTTAGCGTTATTTTCAAAAGAAAAATTATGTCCTTCGAAAACTAAACTACCTGTTCCTGCGTCTTCTATTATTGAATTATTACCGTCATGAAGTATTTTTAAATCTGCACTATCACCAAAATTAATATCTACGTTATCACCCAAGTTTAAATCCCCGGTCATCGTTCCACCAGCAAGTGGTAGTCTAGCAGTTATCTGAGTTTGTGCGTTAGAGGATAGTGTGTTTATAAATTGATACTCAGAATCTGAAACAGAACCATCAGCAATTTGTGTTGCATTTATTGGTATTGCTCCGTATCTGATTGATTCGTATGTAGCCATATTATGTCTTTATTATAAAGTTAATAGAAATGTAAGGGTTTAAAATATCAACTGTTTCTGAATTACCAGTAAAAGTAGCGCTTAAAGTATGACTATGTCCTGCACCACTACCAGTCGCGCTTGTTTTACCTGCTAAATTAGATGAATTATTATTTGTTCCAATTAAATGATAATCATTGTTCCCAAGACCACCATTAGATTTAGCAGTTATTGTAAAGTTTACATTATTCTGTATTGCATTCGGAAAACCATTATCAGTATTTGCAGCATAGTGAAAGTGACTTGGAATCTCTGATGTTGTTAATGAATGATTATTCGCAGCACCAGCAACTGTTCCTCCAGGAGTAAAAGTATCTGTTGTAGCACCGCCTGTAGAACCAAGTGCGTATGAACCTGATTTACCAATCGCAAAACGACCTGCTAAGTTTGGAACATTAAAAGTGCTTGCCCCATCTCCAGCGCCATATGTAGTTGAAAGAAGTGAAAACAAAGCACTGTATGTTGAACGTGAAACGGCTGCGCCATCACAATTTAAATACCCTGTAGGTATGCTCGCTGCAGCTGCAGAAAAAGGTAAAATCATTCCTGTAGCAACTGTAAAAGCTCCAGCAG